AAAGCAGGGGATGTCCTTAGAAAAGGATCCAACAAATGGTGTAGGTGGACCAGTAAAATATTTCTTTCATGAAGAAGCTGGTATAGCACCAAAGATGGATCAGACTTACGAGTACATGAGACCTGCTATGAGATCAGGTTTAACAACTACAGGAATGTTTATTGCTGCAGGTTCTGTAGGAGATTTATCTCAGTGTAATCCATTAAAGGATATGATGCTTAATCCTACATCAAAAGATATTTATTGTATTGAAACTAATCTTATAGATTCTAAAGGTACTGTAGGTTTGTCAGGTTTATTTATTCCTGAACAATGGTCAATGCCTCCACATATTGATGAGTATGGTAATTCACTTGTAGAAGAATCATTAAAAGCTCTAGATGAACAGTTTGCTAAATGGAAAGATGAATTATCTCCAGAAGATTACCAGTTAAGGATATCTCAGCATCCTAGAAATATTGAAGAAGCTTTTGCACATAGATCTGTATCTGTTTTTCCTCCACATCTAGTAGCTGCACAACAAAGAAGAATTGAAGAAAAAGAATATTCATATGAATTTTTAGATATTTCTACAGATGAAAATGGTAAGCCTACTGTTAAACATTCTAATAAACAACCTATTAAAGAATTTCCAATAACTAAAAAAACTGAAGATAAAACAGGAGTATTAGTTGTATGGGAAAGACCAATTAAAGATCCAACATTTGGACAGTACTATGCTTCAATTGACCCTGTATCTGAGGGAAAAACAACAACATCAGAATCATTATGTTCTATATATGTAATGAAAGCTCCAGTAGAAGTTACAAAAGTAACTGGAACAGAAACTGAAACTTACATAGAACCAGATAAAATTGTAGCAGCTTGGTGTGGTAGATTTGATGACTTAAATAAAACACACCAGAGATTAGAATTAATTATAGAATGGTATAATGCATGGACAGTAATAGAGAATAATATTTCTTTATTTATTCAGTACATGATATCTAGAAAAAAACAAAAGTTCTTAGTACCTAAGAGTCAGATCATGTTCTTAAAAGATCTAGGTGCTAATGCTAATGTATTTCAGGAATATGGTTGGAAGAATACTGGAACCTTATTTAAACAGCATCTTCTTAATTATGCTATAGAATATACTAAAGAAGAATTAGATGTTGAAACTAAAACAGATGGTACTATAGTAAGAACTAAATATGGCATAGAAAGAATACCAGATCCTATGTTATTAACTGAAATGAGAGAATATGCAGCAGGTGTCAATGTGGATAGATTAGTTTCTTTTGCAGCTTTGGTTGCCTTTATGAGAATACAGCAATCTAATAGAGGTTATGCAAAAAGAGTTATTATGGATGACAGTGCTAAAAACTTGCAAAAGTCAGAAAATTTGTTTAAATTAAATAGAAGTCCCTTTCGTCACATGGGGAAAGGTCAACTTGCAAATGGTCAAGGATTTAAAAAATCTCCATTTAAAAACTTAAAGTAAAAACTATGCAAATAATAAATGCAATACAAGCTAAAAAAGGAGCTAAAACTGATCATAATAGATTAGCATCTATAACACAACCATTACAGTTTCTTTCTAGAAAAGAAAAAGATGAACAATGGGCTGCTTGGAACCTAGACTGGGTAGAATGGAAAGGTCTAGTACAAATCCGTAGAAATGCCCGCAGGTTAATGAAGAACTATAAGCTTGCAAAAGGTATCATAGACAAGTCAGATTACATAGTAGAGGATAACAATGATTACAGAGATATTGTAGAAATATTAACAAAAGAAGATCAATCAGCATTAGAGTTAAAGTTTTATCCAATTATCCCAAATGTAATTAATGTACTTGTAGCAGAGTTTGCAAAAAGATCCACTAAACTTACATATAGAGCAGTAGATGAATTCTCATACAATGAGATGATAGAGCAAAAAAGAAAAATGGTAGAGGAAACTTTACTAGCTGATGCTCAAATTAAACTTACTGCAGCTTTATTAGAACAAGGATTAGATCCTGATTCTGAAGAAGCAAGACAACAAATGAGTCCAGAGAATCTTAAAACATTACCAGAAATAGAACAATTCTTTAAAAAAGATTATAGATCTATGGTAGAGGAATGGGCATCACATCAACATAAAGTAGATGTTGAAAGATTTAGAATGGATGAGTTAGAAGAAAGAGCTTTCAGAGATATGCTTATTACAGACAGAGAGTTCTGGCATTTCCGCATGATGGAAGATGACTATGAAGTAGAGTTATGGAATCCTGCTATTACATTCTATCACAAGTCTCCAGATTCAAGATATATATCTCAATCTAATTGGGTTGGTAAAACAGATATGATGACAGCTGCTGATGTTATTGATAGATATGGATACATAATGACAGAAGAACAGTTAGAAGCATTAGAAGCTGTTTATCCTATCAGATCTGCTGGTTATACAATAGGTGGAGTACAAAATGATGGATCATTCTATGATGGTACTAAATCTCATGAGCAAAATGTTAATATGCCTTCTCTAGGGTATAGACAGTACACTAGTGCAATGGGAGGATCTGTATTAGAATCTGGTGATATTATTAATCAGATACTAAGTGAAGGAGAAGATTATTATGACCAAGGTACTGCATTTTTATTAAGAGTATCTACAATCTATTGGAAATCCCAAAGAAAACTTGGACACTTAACAAGTGTTGCTGAAAATGGTGAAGTAACAAATGAAATAGTTAGTGAAAATTATGAAGTGGAAAATAAACCAATTTATGATACTAGACTATTTAAGAATAAAAGTAAAGACAATATTGTATTTGGAGATCATATTGATTGGATCTGGATTAATGAAGTTTGGGGTGGTGTAAAAATTGGTCCAAATATTCCTTCATTTTGGGGTATGAATAATCCAGGTGGATTTTCTCCTATATATATTGGAGTAGATAAAAACAAAATTAACCCTCTTAAGTTTCAATTTAAAGGAGACAATACTTTATATGGTTGTAAACTTCCTGTAGAAGGATCTGTATTCTCAGATAGAAATACTAAGTCAACAGCTTTATTAGATTTAATGAAGCCATACCAAATTGGATATAACATAGTAAACAATCAGATTGCTGACATATTAGTAGATGAGTTAGGAACTATTATCATGTTAGACCAGAATACTCTTCCTAGACATTCACTAGGAGAAGATTGGGGAAAAGGTAATTTAGCTAAAGCTTATGTAGCAATGAAGAACTTCCAGATGCTACCATTGGATACCAGTATTACCAATACAGAGAATGCTCTTAACTTCCAACATTTCCAGAAACTAGATCTATCTCAGACAGAAAGATTAATGTCAAGAATACAAATAGCAAACTACTTTAAGTCTCAAGCATATGAAGTAATAGGTGTTAATCCTCAAAGGATGGGACAACAGTTATCTCAAATGACTGCTACAGGTGTAGAACAAGCTGCTGCAGCATCTTATGCACAGACAGAGGTATTCTTTATTCAACACTGTGATTATCTAATGCCTAGGGTACACCAAATGCGTACTGACTTAGCACAGTATTATCACTCAACTAAACCATCAGCAAGATTAACATATATTACAGGTGCTGATGAAAAAGTTAATTTTCAAATAAATGGTACTGACTTATTAATGAGAGATCTTAACATCTTTTGTAGTACTACTGCAAATCATAGATCAGTTCTTGAACAATTAAAACAAATGGCCATGACTAATAATACAGCAGGTGCTAGTATTTATGATCTTGGTAAAATTGTACAAGCTGATTCTATTGCTCAACTTAATACTGTTCTTAAAACTTCTGAAGAAAAACAACAGAAACAAAAACAAGAGGAGATGCAGCAGCAACAACAAATGCAAAGTGAACAACTAGCATCTCAGGAAAAACAGAAACAGATGATGATTCAGGCTGAAGCTGATAACCAGGATAAACAACTACAGAATAATATTACTGTTGCTGAAATTAAAGCTGCTGGATATGGTTCTGCTGTAGATGTTAATAAAAATGAAATGTCTGACTATCAAGATGCTATGAAAGACATCCGTCAAACTGAGCAATACCAACAGCAAACTAATATTGCTAGAGATAAACAATCTAATGAGAATTTAAGACATTCTCAAAAGATGGCTATTGAACAAGAAAAGTTACAAGTACAAAAAGATATTGCTGATAAACAACTTGAGATAGCTAGAATTAATAAAAATAAGTTTGATAAAGGAGGCAATGATAAAAAGAAAGAGTAGGTTAGCTATGTATTACAAAAAAATAGTTTTAAGCTTTTAAATTTATCAAGTTTAATTTGTATATTAAAGTATAAACAAAAACCAACAACATGAGTAAAGAAATTGATGACCTTAACAAAGAGGTAAAAGATTCTACAACGGTAGATCTAGTAGATGTAAATATTGATGAGTTATTTGGCACCCCTGGAGCAGAAAGTATTATGCTACCTTCAGATGGAGATTCAGATGATAAACCAAAGTCCATGTTCTCTAAAGGGAATGTAGACACTTCGTTCCTTGACAACCCTGCAAGACCTACTGATAAAGTAGAAGAGGCAGAAAAGAAAGCAGAAGTTGATGAAACTATTGCAGAGCTTGATAACTTAATCAGTCAAGAAGAAGATGCTGGTAATAAAGGTAGACCAAAGATTGATAAATCAGGTCTTTATGAACTAGCACAGAAGATGATTGAAGAAGGAGCTTTAGTAGCTTTTGATGATGATAAACCATTAGAAGAATATAGTACTAAAGACTTTAGAGAATTGTTTGAAGCTAACTTCCAAGAAAGAGAAGACAAGATTAAAAAGAATGTTCCAAAAGAATTTTTTAATTCTTTACCAGAGGAACTTCAAATTGCAGCTAAGTATGTAGCTGATGGAGGACAAGACTTAAAAGGATTATTTAGAACACTTGCACAAGTAGAAGAAATGATTCAATTAGATCCTTCAAATGAATATGATCAAGCAGAAATTGCAAGACAATATTTATATGCTACTAATTTTGGAACCCCAGAAGAAATAGAATCTGAAGTTCAAGATTGGAATGACTTAGGAAAACTAGAGCAAAAAGCTAACCAGTTTAAACCAAAGTTAGATAGAATGCAAGAAGAAATTGTTGCAAGACAGTTAGCAGAACAAGAACATAAAAAAGAACAACAAACTCAGGCAGCAAAAGCGTATACAGATAATGTATATAATACACTTTTGACAGGTGAATTAGGAGGTATTAAACTTGATAAAAAGACACAGAGTCAACTTTACTCAGGATTAGTTCAACCAAATTATCCATCAATTTCTGGTAAACCTACAAACATGCTAGGACACTTATTAGAAAAGTATCAGTTTGTAGAGCCAAGACATGACTTAATTGCAGAAGCTCTTTGGTTACTTTCAGATCCAGAAGGATATAAAGGAAGAGTAAGAGAGCAAGGTGGTAAACAAGCTACTGAAAAAGCAGTAAGAATGTTAAAAACAGAGGAGGCTAGAAAAAATACAGCAACAGCACTTGATGAAGAGCCAGAGCAAAGAAATTCTAGTAACAAACCTCAAAGAACACTTCCTAGAAATGGTGGCAACATATTCAGGAAATTTTAAATAGTAACAATTAAAAACAAAATAAAAAATGGCAACTCCAGTTTTAAACAATGGTATATTCCTTAGAGATACCGCTTACAACGCAAGCTCCCATGTGGATTCTTACCACTTGGTGAACATGCTAAAAGATGCAGAGCCAATGGATTTAGGTCCAGTGGATTTATGGGCAATGGCCCAAAAGGTAGAAATGCCACTTTATCAAATGTCTTCATTTGGTGGAAAAAATGTTATAATGGTAGATAATGCTCGTGGAGAGTACAAATGGCAGACACCAGTGTCTACTGACCTACCTTATATCATTGAGGACATTGAACCAAACAATGAATTTAAAGGTATAGAAGGATCTACTTTCCGTATCAAACTTAACAGAAGAGAATTTGGACATGGTGATATCATCACATATGACAAATACAATGGTGTTGAGATGTACATTACAGCAGATGATATCCTTAACATTGGTGATGGATTTATCTATACTGTACAGTTAGTAAACAATGATAACTTCAAATACTTAGATAACAAGTATTTAAACAATGGTACTAAAGTATTCCGTAAGGGTTATGCCCGTGGGGAATATGGTGAAAGGTTCTCAGACATTACAACAAGAACAGGATTCCGTGAATTCTATAACTTTGTTGGTGGTGCTGAAGCTCATGTTCACTATTCTATATCTTCACGTGCTGACTTAATGATCAAAGGTGGAATGAATGCAGATGGTACAGTTCCTGTAACTGAAATCTGGAGAACATTTGACAAAACTATGGATCCATCTGTGACTTCTTTAGAAGACATGGTAAAAGTTATGGGTAAAGATAAAGTTAAGAAAGCATTTGATAATGGTGATTTGTCTAGAACATTCCTTACTGGAATGGAAGCAGCTCACTTATCTAAAATTGCTTCTGACATTGAGACTTACTTAATGTGGGGACAAGGTGGTAGAGTTCGTCAGGATGGTCCAGATGATCTAAGGTTATCAGTAGGTCTTTGGAAGCAGTTGGATAACTCTTTCAAAAGAATCTATAACAAGAATAACTTTACACTTGACCTATTCCGTTCTGAGATATATAACTTCTTTAATGGTAAAGTTGAGTTCCAAGGTCCAGATCCAAAACGTTCACTAGTTGTACAAACTGGTATGGGTGGTATGCGTATGGTTAATGAGGCTATTAAAAAAGAAGCAATTTCTTCTGGTCTTTTAATTCAAGCTGCTGACATAGGAGCTATCACAGGAAAAGGAATGGACTTAAACTTTGGTTTTGCTTATACTTCATATGTAATTCCATTCTTAGCTAATGTTAAGTTTGTACTTAATCCAGCATTTGATAATGTTCATACTAATGATATTGAAAACCCAATCATTGATGGTTTCCCATTATCTTCTTATAGCTTTATCATCTTTGATATCACTGATAATACTAATGACAATATCTTCTTATTGAAGTTGTCTTGGGATAATCAATTAAAGTGGTGGTACCAAAATGGAACTATGGACTACATGGGCCGTACACAAGGATTCCAGTCTTCAGGACAGTTTAATGGATACCGTGTAATGATGTCTCAAACAATGCCAGCTATTTGGGTAAAAGACCCAACTAAAGTTTTAAAGATTGTAATGAGAAACCCAATCACTGGTGGATCTTTCTAACCAGTCACTATAATAAACAAGGAGGGGGAAACACCTCCTTTTTTTTGATTTCAATTTAATTTAACCAATAACAATAATAATAACTAAAAACCAACAACAAAATGGAAAATTTCACAATGGTAGAAACCGGAAGGGGTACAGTTAAAATAACACCAATAGCTGTAAGACCTTTCTTTGATTCAAGTGCTTCTAATATGGGCTTAGAAGATTATGGTATGTCTTTATTTGATGGGGTAACTCATCATGAACAATTAGCATGCTTAGAAAATAATGGAGTAGTTAGATACTTAACAGGTCTAAATGAATTTGCTCCAGATATTAAATTATTAAATGAGGATGACAAATCTGCAAGGATAAGAGAAATTAGATCTGCAGTATGTGAATTAGAAAAAGAATTAGCTGCAAATGTAATTGAACTTGATGATCCACAATTTTGGAATAAAGTAAAATTACTTAAACCAGATAATTCTGATTTTTGGAATAAAATAACTTTAGCTTGTGGTAATGAACCTGTATTCTTAGATCCAAAAGATCCATATGATAGAATTAAATTACATGGTATTGAAGCAGGAGGGTTTTCATTGGTAGCTAAAAGTTATGATGATGCAAGATCAAGACCAGTTGCTCCTAAGTTTTACTTAGATAAAACAGAAGAAACTGTAATGGTAAGAACTGAATATAAGAAGTTGCGTAACAAAGCACTTTCTGAACTTCAGAAATTATTTGATAAAAATAGTACTAAGTTATTCTACATTGCAAAAGTTGTGGATATAAATAGTACACAATATAAAAAGTCAACACCTAATGATGTTATCTATGAAAACATGGATAATTATATTAATGGTTTAGGTGGAGAAAGTAATATGGAACGGGCAGCTAAATCTTTTGTTGAAACTGCTAATTTAGACATGGAAGCATTAAAAATTAAATCTATTGTAAGAGATTCCGTTTTTTTTAAGTATATTGTTAATAAGGCAGATGGATATATCTATCATACTAAAACTAACTCTTTGTTAGGAAGAAATGTGGCAGATGTAGTAGAGTACTTAAAAAATCCTTTAAATGAGGATATTTTAAAAGACTTAACACAGTCTGTTGAGAAGTATTGGAACTCATAAAATTAATATAAAATGAAAGCAAAAAAAATGCAATATGGTGGTGTTAAAAAAATGCAAAAAGGTGGTATTATTAAAACTAAAAAAAAATAAAATAAAAAAGGCAAGTAAAGGAGTAATTGTAAAATTGAATGGTAACACACCAGTTCAAAAAACTCCAGGTTCAAAAGGTGTTAAATCAGGTGTTAACCCAAAAGCTGCAGCATCAAAAGTTGCTAAAGGTAAAGTAGGTGGAACATCTTCTGCTCCAAAAACTGCAATACCTAAAGCTAAAATGGGCGGAAGCATGAAAGGTAAAAGCTGTTAATAGTGCCTAAAGATGCCTGCTATAGTAAAGTAAAAGCACAGTATGCTGTGTTTCCTTCAGCAAGGGCTTCTCAAGCAATTGCTAAATGTAGGAAAGGTTCTGGTGTAGTTAGAAAAACTAAAGCAGGTTCAAACCTTAAAAGATGGCAAGCAGAAAAATGGCAAGATACTAAATCAGGAAAAGCTTGTGGTGCCGGTGGTTCTAATGAATACTGCCGGCCTACAAAAAGAGTATCAAAGGATACTCCTAAAACAAAGTATGAATTAACTCCTTCTAAATTAGCTGCTAAGAAAGCTGAAAAGTCTAGAGTAGGTATGGGAAGAAGAGTAAAAAAAGCATAGTTATGGCAAAGACAGCAGCTTGGACAAGAAAAGAAGGTAAGAATAAAACCGGAGGTTTAAATGCAAAGGGAGTAGCCAGTTATAGAGCAGCTAATCCGGGATCTAAACTTAAGATGGCAGTCACTACTAAGCCATCTAAGTTAGATCCAAATGGCAAAGCAGCAAAGAGAAGGCGGAGCTTTTGTGCTAGAATGTCTGGGATGCCTGGACCTATGAAAGATGAAAAAGGCAGACCAACAAGAAAAGCTCTTTCTTTAAGAAAATGGAATTGTTAATTTAATATATACAAAATGAAAACAAAATGCATGAGCTGTGGTGGTTCAATGAAGAAAATGGCTAAAGGTGGTATGCCAAGTAAAACTCCAATCTTAGGTCCTCCTAAAAAACCATTTGCTGCAGGTATACCTTACTTTATAGGTGCTGGACAAACAGGTCCATCTTCTATGAAATCAGGAGGTTCAGTAAGCCGTGCAGTACAACCTTCTTGTAAAAGTGGTATGGTAAGAGGTGAAGATGGTAGATGTGTAAAAGCAAGACCAATTCAGTTTGGTTCTGGAGGTTCTACTAAAAATGCTAAGTTAGCTGCATTAGCTGCGCCATATAATAAAATTACAAGAGCTGATATTATTACAGGTGCTAAAAAGAATGCTAAAAAGAAATAATCATGGCTGAGAAGAAGGATAAGAAATGGATACAAAAAGCAGTTAACCCTAAACATAAAGGTTTTTGTACTCCTCTTACTAAAAAAACTTGTACACCAAAAAGAAAAGCTCTTGCAATGACTTTTAAAAAAATGGCTAAAAATAAATAGATCATGTTAAATAGTACTATTACTATAAAGATAAAACAGAGAATCAATAAATTAGATAGATTATAATGGGAAGAGATCTTGAAAATAAAAAGGAATACCAAAAAAAATACTATCTTAAAAATAAAGAGAGGCTCTTAGAGTATAGAAAAAATTTTTATAATGATAATAGAGAGGTAGCAATTGAAAGATCTAAGACTTGGGCTGAAAATAATAAAAGACAAAGAAAACATAATGTATTAAAATCAACCTATAATATTACTATTGATGATTTTGAAAAAATGTTAGAAGATCAAGATTATAAATGATATTGTTGTGCAGTTGAACATAGTGAATTAAAAAATGGATTATATGTAGATCATTGTCATAATACAAATAAGGTTAGAGGTTTGCTTTGTTCAACATGTAACTTAGCTATAGGTTATGCAAAAGATAATATAAAACATTACAAAACATGATAAAATATTTAGAAAAATGTTAAATTCAACACTTGTAATAAAAATAAAACAGCGCATCAATAAATTGGATAGCAATGACTATGACAATATAGAATGTTGGCAAATAGTAGAAGCATTTAATAAGGCTCAAGTAGAATGGTCAAGAAGACAACTGCATGGAATTAATATTCTTAAAGAAGGAGATGAACAATCTACTAGAAGAAAAGATGACTTACAAGTATTATTAAATTCTCAATCTTTAACTATTAATCCTAAAGAGTATTATTATAAGGCTTTACTTCCTGAAGATTATATGCAATGGAAAAGAGTTGATGTACTAGCAAAAAAAGATTGTTGTGAAAAAAGAAGAATGACAGTTTATTTTGCAGAAGAAGGAAATCTTAATCAGCTTTTAAGAGATAAATCTAAACAACCAAGTTTTGAGTGGGGAGAAACCTTTGCTACATTAATTAATAATAATGTACATATTTACACAAATAAAGATTTTGAGGTACAAGATGCTAATATAGTTTATTACAGACAACCTGTAAAAATTCAAGTTCAAGGATGTGTTGACCCATATACAGGAGTAGCATCACCTACTAATATTCAATGTGAATTTAAAGATGATATAATTGAAGTTATAATAGATGAAGCAGTTGCTGTATTAGCTGGAGACATTGAATCAGGAAATCAATATGCAAGAGGCACAGAAAGTGCTGAAAGAAATAATTAAAATTTAAAAAAAAATGGAAAAACCTAGACTATTAAAAAGAGATGTTGCATCAACTGCATCATATTCAAGTGCACCTACAGGAGGATCTGTAGACACAATGACTGCAGCATGTGTATCAGAACTAATGAATGCTGGAACAAGTTTTCATAAGTTACATCTTAAAGTGACTGGTGCAGGATCATTTGCTGCTCATAAAGCTCTTAATGAGTTATATGATGCTTTACCTGGTCATGCTGATGACTTAGCAGAAGGATACCAAGGAGCAGCTGAAATTTTACTTTCATATTCTGAAGTATCTGCAAGGAAATTAAATTCTGTTTCTGAGGGACTTGACTATATAAGAGAATTAATTGATATGGTGTCAAAGTTACAATCTAAAATGCCATATTCAGAAATAGTAAATGAACTTGATACCGTTAAGTCAACACTTAACTCTACTAAGTATAAGTTACTTTTTTTAAAATAATTTTGATATATTAAAAACTTTTACTATATTATAGTATATTTATTTATTAACTAAAACTAAAACAAAATGAGTTATTTTAATCATGCATTTCAGAAAACCTTTGTAGGTGTGAATGCAGCAAATCCTGGAACTCAAGGGTTCACAGGTCTAAATGGAGGTGTACTAGGTACTACCGGAAACATTTTGGCTACTGGCCAATATGCATTTGTTAACCCAAAGTCTTGGACTGTATATAATACAGCTTCTGGTTCAGCTCCAACAGGATGTTGTCCAGTTATCTTAGCATCAGGTTCACTTTATCAAAATGATAAAATTGGTCCTTTTGCAGGAGGTTACAAAGAGTCTAACAAATCTAAGGAAATCAATCCTAAGTATGTTAGTCGTTTCTACTTTACTCCAGCATGTGCAGCACAAAACAATGTAATCCACGTAGGATTTACTCCATACACAGATGATCAGGCTTTATCATTAGCTATTACAAATGCTGGTGCAAATGCAGCTGATGGTACTTATACTAATATTGCATTAGTTGACTTATCTTCTCCAACAGGTTCTGCATTAGAAGCTACTTTAACAGTAGTTGGTGGTTTAGTTACTAACGTAGCTATAACACAAGCAGGTACAGGATGGATAACAGGTGATGTTGTTACTCCTGCTACAGGTATTTCTACAGTAGGTAGTAGCATTGCTGGTACTACTATGACAATTGCAGCTATGGCAGCAAGTGGTGGTTCTTTCTTCCCTGGAATGGTTGTTCAAGGTACTGGTGTTACAGCTGGTACAACTATTGTTTCTCAATTAACAGGAACTCCTGGTGGTGCTGGAACTTACACAGTTAGTATTTCACAAACTGTTGCCGGTCCAATTGCAATCACAGGATTCTTTTTACCATATGATGGTTCAGGAACAATTACTGCTCCTACATTTACAGTAACTGCAGGTGTGCCTTCATCTTGTAACCAAGATTTCTTATGTGGTGAAACATACTACTTACGTTTAGATGTTAAAGGTTCTCCAGCTTTGAGATTCTTAAATCACAATGCATACTTAACAGTTTCTGCTTATACAGGATGTTGTGCTCCAGGTTCAATTGCTCCAGTAGCAGTAGATGCAACTTTAGTATATATTGAGTGGGCTAATCAAATTTACAATTCTCCATTAATTTCTCCATTTATTTTACCAGTAGTAGTTGCTGAAAACAACTCTTTATGGTATGCTCCTAATACAACTGCAGCTCAACTTGCAGTTTTAGCAGCAGGAACAATTCCAGCTGGATACACAATTGGTGGTACTTGGGATAAATATGTATCTCCAGGACATGTTGCTGGTCAATATGCAGGTATAGTTTTAAATGGTGCTTATGTAGATACTAAATTCTTAGATTGTACATTCCAACCTACAGATTTCTATGAAAAAGAGCCTGTAAGATTATATGCTTCTGAAGTAGATTTAAATGGTGACCCATGTACATTCTCAGGAGTGTGTGTAGTTACTGAATGTGAAGGCCGTCAAGCTAATGGTTTTGGTGACACTTATTTAAGAGATACTATCTTATCTGAAAGATACCGTCAAAACTTCTTTGCTAGTGACTTCCGTATCCGTGAGATAACACAAGGAAAACAGATACTAAATGCTATCAGTAGAAATACTACTTATAATGCATTCTTTATCCAGCACAATGTTCCACGTTTCAATAACCCATCTTCTACATTTGATAATGATCAATACTTATTAGAGATAGTTGTTGCTAACACTGTAACACCTACAGATGGTGGTAATGGACAATTGTTTGCTAACTGGGTAAATACTTGGTTAACTAACTGTGGATCTAGATGTGGTACAATTGAAACTTTTGGTTGTGTTACTTCTTGTACTCCGGTTACTCCAGTTCCTCCAATATCATAATAGGAATAAATTATTAACTAGAAAGGGGAGCTGAGTTTCAAACTCCTCCCCTTTTTTTATATAAAAATTATGGCAAATCATGTATTAAGTTTAGAGGTACCTACTGTGATGAACACATGTATTTTAAGTATATTTGATACAAGTGTATATACTGATTTAATACCTATAAATTGTCCTACACTTCAAATTACTGTACCTGGATTTAGTTATTCAACTGAAATAACTGTAACTCCAAATTTTAATCAAGTTATAACAGCTTGTGATTTAAATTTACAAACTCAAAATTGTGGTACTACTTATACAGATATTCCAGATGGTATATATATAATAAAATATAGTGTAGCTCCAAATGATATAGTATTTGTAGAATACAATCATTTGAGAATTACAAAAGCATTAAACAGATATAATAAAATTTTATGTAGAGTGGATGTTGCTGATTGTGACCCACCTTTTAAAATAAAACAAAAACTAGAAGCTTTAAGAATAATCCGTATGTATTTAGATGCTGCTAAATCAAAAGTTGAAATTTGTCATGAGCCTCAAAAAGGAATGTCATTATACAACTATGCTTTAAAACTTTTAAATAAAATGGATTGTGTAAATTGTTAAACCATTAAAACCAACAAAAATGTCAAATTCATCATGTCCAAATTGTAATGCAATATTATCATGTGGTTGTCAAAGAAGACAAGCATCTAATGGAGCAGCTGCTTGCACAAGTTGTGTAAGTTCAATAGAAGAAAAAATTAAAGCACAAAAAACAATACATCCCAGAGCTTATGTTCAATCTAAACTAGGGGCAAATAAAATTAAATAAAATTATATAATGGCAAATATACCTACTATAACTTTTGTACCCTGTTGTGCTCCTGGAGATAATTATGCTAGATTTATTGGTAGTTCAATTGTTGGTATGCCTAATAATAGTACTTGGGTATATACAGGAACATCAGTTATACAAGGAGAAGGTTCAGGTCCATGGACTCAATTAATTCCTGGTCAATGTTATACAGTATTTTATAATAATATTTCTGTACCTATAACAACTCCTGTATTTACATTAGATGCTTCAAGTTTTAGTAATAGTTCTATTTATTTTCCTAGTGGTAAAACATGTGAAGAGTCACCTTATTGTCAAAGAGCATGTATACCAGAATGTTTTAAGTTATGGCCATGTGATGGTTCTATTGCACCTTTTACAACTTCTACAGATTTATCAGGTTTTATAGGAAATAATATAATAGTAAGTAGTT